CAGATGCGCGACTGCAAAGGCCCGAGTACCTCGGTGGTGGAAGCACTTTGGTTAATATCAACCCGATTGCACAAACTGGACCAACAGGGACAACGGGAGCTAGTACGCCGCTTGGAAATCTGGCTGCAATGGGAACAATCCTTAAACAAGCAGATGGCTTTAACCAAGCCTTCACAGAACACGGCATCATCATCGGGCTGGCAAACGTTAGGGCAGATATTAGCTACCAACAAGGTCTTCGAAGGATGTGGAGCCGATCAACACGATACGACTACTACATGCCAGTCTTCGCCATGCTCGGAGAACAATCAATCCTCAACAAAGAAATCTATGTCAAAGGAGACGCAAACGACAACCTCGTCTTCGGATACCAAGAACGCTGGGCCGAATACAGATACCGGCCAAGCCTAATTACAGGCTACTTCCGAAGCACAACGAGTCCAACAATCGATTACTGGCACTATGCACAAAAATTCACAGCACTGCCAACACTGAACGACGCATTCATCACAGACGGAAGCCAAGAAGTCATCAGCAGAAGCACAGCAGTCGGTGCAGCCGCAGACGGACAACAATTCCTAATGGACGCATTCTTCAACAACAAAGCAGCACGACTACTGCCAATGTATAGCGAACCGGGTCTAATCGACCACTTCTAACCATGGGACTCTTCTCAGGAATCGGAAGTTTCTTCGGAGCGCCAGGAACAATACTCGGAGGAATAGGCGACAGCCTATTAGGACGAGACGACGCCGAAGAAACAAACGCAGCCAACCTACAAGGGCAAAGAATGCTAAGACAAACAGCATACCAAGACACAACAGCGGATCTAAAAGCCGCTGGACTCAATCCAATGCTAGCATATAGCAACGGAGCAACAGCCTCATCAAGCCCAAACTTACAAAACAAAGGACTATCAAGTGCACAGCAAACATCGGCACAAGCATCGACGGCCAACATAAACGCCGATACTGAAAACAAAAACGCACAGCGTGATCTGATGGAAGCACAAGCAGCAGAAATCAGATCAAAAATACCAGTTAACACCAACACAGCAGCAAATGTAGAACAACAAACTAAACAATTAGTTGAACTCACATCTAAAGCTCGTGAAGAAATACAACTGATAATGAAACAAGCGTGGAATGAAACCGAAAGAGGAAACCTACTAAGAGCACAAACACAACTTGCCGAAGTACAATCCAAACTTGCGGCAAATACCATGACATTGCAAGAAGCACAAACAGAAGTACACCGCATAACAGCCAAATTAAAAGAACTAGAAATACCTGGCGCACAAAACTCAGCAAACTTCGAAACACACATGGGAGAAACACTACGCGCAGGCGGAGCAGCAGGAACAGCAGCAAAAACACTCGGCGGACTAATGGAAATCATCAAAAGGATTCAAAAATGAAAATCAACCCAGAAACAGGAGAAGTCGTAACCGCATTCATGCGGACACCATACAACTACGACACTGACAAAATATCAGATGAAACAGGACTGGACAGCGGACCAGAAAGCAGAACACAACAACAATTTGCTGAAGAAGTTGATATAAATACAATTGTGGAAAGATTCAGAGTAACAGGAGAAATGCCACCGGCAATGAATTTCCCACAACCACAGGAATTCGCAGAAACATTCGACTTCCAAACAGCCATGAACGTGATACGACAAGCACAGGAATCATTCATGGAACTACCAGCGAAGGCGCGGGCACGCTTCGACAACAATCCGCAAAAGTTCATGGAATTCATGAACGACGCGGAAAACCAAGACGAGGCAATAAAACTGGGCCTCGCAACAAGAAAACCGGAGGAGCCAACGAAACCCGTTAAGCCACCAGAAAACCCGGTTAAATAAAAAAGTGACACAGGGGTCACTTGGACCAGTTACATCAAGTAGAACACTGGTCCAGCCCCTCGCTCAAGGCCCCATTCGGGGCCTTTTCGCATTGGGGCGCTCGTCCTTGAAGGACTGAGCAAAACACCTGACAGGGCAGGTTACGGCGGGTACCCCGCCTACATGGAGCTCCGCCCCATACCCGGGAAGACAGAATACCTGTCTATCAAGGAAGTAATAAACAAACATTACATCAATAACGATATAACAATCTGGAAAAATATAAAGTAAAAATAGTAGTAAAGAATAAAAATAATAGTAAACTAACAACGTGGAATAACCCACGTAACGCGGTAGACACCGCAAGAAAGGTAAACAATGGCAAGCCAACCAGAAGACAAAAACACCAAAGACATCTTTGGTGATGAAGAAAAACTGCTTCTATCCGAAGCACTAAAAACCCACGCTGAAAAGGTGGGACGAAAAGCGGCAGCAGACGCACCGGCAACAATAAAACAGCTCTGGCAACAAGAGCTAATCAAAATCGAAACACTCGCACGAAAGGTACTCGCAAAATGAAACGTTCACCAGTGAACAAACGCGCAAGCGCAAAGGCGTTCAATCACAATGCCAAAACAACCAAAGCAGCAAACATCAACAGCGCGCCTATGAGAGGCGGCATCCGGTTATGAAATGCCGTGCTATTCACCACTCACGGCATACCGGACAGAGCGCGGAGAAATAGTATTCTCCGAACTAAAAAGACATGGCACATCCCAGGAAATACAGCTCAAATGCGGACAATGCATCGGATGCAGACTTGAAAGAAGCAGGGTATGGGCCATGCGATGTGTACATGAAGCCAGTCTCTATAAACGAAACTGCTTCATTACACTCACATACGACGACGAAAATCTGCCAGAAAGGGGCCGCTTACATTACGCGGACTTTCAGGCATTCATGAAACGACTAAGAAAACATGGAGGAACAGAGATACGCTTCTACATGGGCGCGGAATACGGAACATTAAACGACAGACCGCATTACCATGCAATACTGTTTAATTGGGACTGGAATGACAAAACCTACTTCAAAAAAACAGGAAGCGGAGAAAGCATATACACATCAAAAACACTAGAAAAACTATGGCCTCACGGACATAGCAGCACAGCAGAAATGACGTTTGAAAGTGCCGCATACATAGCCAGATACTGCCTTCAAAAAGTAAACGGAGAAGCAGCAGAAGAACACTACAAACGATACGACCATCTAGGAGAATATCAGTTAATACCTGAATTCAACGAAATGAGCGTAAAACCAGGAATAGGAGCCGACTGGCTAAAATTCTACAAAAACGACGTATATACGTTCGACAAAGTAATCATAAACGGAGTAGAAACCAACGTACCAAAATACTATGACAAACTCATGGCTAGACAAAATCCGGAAAAAATGGCGGCCTTCAAAGAAACCAGAGAATGGGACGGATACCAAAGGCGGGCCGATAATACTCCGGAACGACTCGAAGTAAAACGCCAAGTGGCGCAAGCAAAAATCAACTTACTCAAAAGAGGTGAAATATGAAAATACTGGTATCACTGTATGACAGAGCAACAGAAGCCTACGCGCCAATCATGACAGTCAACACACGAAACGAAGCATTACGTAGCTTTCGACAAGCTGTCAACGACCCACAAACACCAATCCACACAAACCCAACTGATTATGAACTGTACCAACTGGGAACGTTCAACGATCAAACAGGCGAGATCAACACAGACGCGCCAGACTTAATTGGACGCGCCGAAGACTTCAAAGGATAAACAAAATGATGATGCACAAAAATGCAAGCGTTGACCCACACAACTTCGCAATGGTGCCAAGGGCAGACATACCACGAAGCAAATTCAACATTCAAAGCGCACTTAAAACCACATTCGATGCAGCATGGCTAGTGCCAATCTACGTCGACGAAGTATTGCCGGGTGACGCAATCAACCTGCGAATGACAGCATTCTGCCGACTCGCAACACCCACAACGCCAGTGATGGACAACCTCCACTTAGATACATTCTGGTTCTTCGTACCGAATCGACTAGTATGGAACAACTGGCAAAAATTTCAGGGGGAACAAACAAACCCAGGAGACTCAATCAGCTATGTCACACCACAACAAGTCAGCCCAGCAAGCGGCTACCTTAAAAACAGTCTGCAAGACTATATGGGCCTACCAACGGTTGGCCAAGTTGCCGGAGGAGCAACTGTGTCACACAGCGCACTGCCCCTACGAGCATACAACCTCATCTACAACGAATGGTTTAGAGACGAAAACCTGCAAAATTCGGTCACAGTGGATAAAGGGGACGGACCAGACACAGTAAACAACTATGTACTCAAAAAACGAGGTAAACGACATGACTACTTCACATCAGCACTGCCCTGGCCACAAAAAGGAGCAAGCGTTAGTCTCCCTCTGGGAACAAGCGCACCAGTGGTTAGCACAGGTGTGGCGCCAACATGGGCAGCACCAGCAGGAGCAACACGAGCACTCACACAAACAAACGGAAATCAAGTCGTCAGCTGGAATTCCAATGCATCTGCAAGCGGAAGCGTTCTATGGGGAGTTACGGGATTACAAGCCGACCTTAGCACAGCAACAGCCGCAACAATCAATCAACTGCGGCAATCATTCCAAATCCAGAAACTACTCGAAAGGGACGCACGCGGTGGAACACGATACACAGAAATCCTCAAGGCCCACTGGGGAGTTACATCGCCAGATGCGCGACTGCAAAGGCCCGAGTACCTCGGTGGTGGAAGCACTTTGGTTAATATCAACCCGATTGCACAAACTGGACCAACAGGGACAACGGGAGCTAGTACGCCGCTTGGAAATCT